GCCTTGTCCGAGCCTATGGTCAGCGTGTCTGATGCAGTGGCCTGTATGCGCCATCCATCACCGGCATCATCAGCCTGATCTGCGAATAGGTATATAGGTGCAGCAGCACCCTCTACCCCTCGAACCTTCAGTGATGCAGTATCGATACCCTTGGTTGTGATCTCGTCCGACCACAAGATGTAGCGCACTGATGTACCACTGGTGATCTTTATGTCATATGTGGTATCTAGTGAAGTCTCAGTGAATGCCCACGCACCGTTGGAATCAGTGGTCGTGGTCGCCTCCGATGTCGTTGTGCCTGTCTCTAGCAGCGCAACAGTGGCACCGCTCACGGCATCACCGTCATCCTGATAGAGCTTTCCGCTTAGAACGATGTCTGTTATTGCCATGAGTTACTCCATTGAGTGGTCGCGATACTGTAACGCCTCTGATACCAGCCAGTCAGGGTCGTCTTGTAGCATAGCATGGTCGAGAGTTATCAACGTCACCCCGTCCCCTGCCATTTGCGCCTTTTTCATTATGTCAGTGCCTCTGGTTTCCACTCCACTATGGTGATTGTAAAACGATTCCTGTACTCGTAATGCCAGATTGGGCGGAGAAATAAACATGAAGTCCGCATCATCTCCTTCTGTTCGGGGGCGGTATGTGAAGTCCTTGGCGGGTTCCTTTCCGAGCTTTGTTATTGTGTCGTATACGATCCATGCAGCCTCACTTCCGGGCCAACCCTGTGGTGCAGCCATCAGCCCCACCAGAACGGCAAATGCCTACCGAATTCCGGTGGCCTATCCAGCTTATAAACCGGAAGGTTGTACATTTGTCTGTGTGCCTCAAAGTTGTTATGTGGGTCTACGTCTCCCGGCATCCACAATTCCGCGTCACGAAAATAGTCTTCGGGACGCTTGTATCCAAGCAGCCAGATATTCTCCAACCCACCGTATCTCCGCTTTCCATCAACCAAACCCGATCTGTCAAATTGAAGACTTAAAAACGCATACAGGTCAGGCTTCTGGTGCCTGCTCGTGGCGGCAATAGAAACATCGTAATCGTCTTTTGGTGGAACCGTGCGTCTCTTGACTTTAATTTCTATGCGTAGACCTTGTATCTTTATGTCGTAGTCGAACTGTTCGTCGCTGACTATCTCACCGCCTGTATAAGCAGCAAACGCTATTTCTGCCATATAGCCAGCAGCGTTCCCCCCGCCTTCCAGAATGGAATTGTTTAGGGCACCGAGATGTTTAGCCTTGTTATGAGCATCACGGATCATCTCGTCTGTATGGGGTATGACAAGCAAGTTAACCCTCCAGTATTACCAGCCAGCAGACTTTATCCCCATTCGAGGCAGTGTCTACGTAGATGGTACTGAACGCTACCGAGCCGCCCAGTTCTCTGAAGTTGATCTCGACCTCGTTACCGGCTGATAGTTCGTACCCATTCGTGGCAGTGATATCAGATACTCCGATATAAGCAATCCCTGAATTAGCAGCGAGAGCCTTGGCCTTGATCCACAGCACCCGGTTAGTGGTGTTGGATATCTGCTGTTCAGTCCCAGCCGTACTGACTGTCGTAGTACCTGCATCAAGTATCATGGTTCCACCAGTGAAATCGTGCTAACCCCTCGCTCATCGGGGCCGGTGTACTCCAACCCGGTGGCTGATACGACATCGACGTAATAGTTTCGCGTACCACCTGAGTCATCTCTGAACGTGAACTCGACCAGCGTCTCTGACTCGATAGCCGATAGCAGTGCAGACCGCAGCCCCTTGGGCGACTTCCCCTTATAATCCTTGTTGATATCTACCTGCACCTGATGGCCCCACTTGGCCTCCAGCTTCTTGCGCCATTCCAGCGTCATCGAGACTACATCGGGGGTCTTTCTGAGATAGTTCAGCGTGGTAGTCGTAGTAGTCCGGGCAAGCTCCAATCGAAACTTGATTGACCTGAACGACTTACCAACGGGGTTGTCACTGTCATCATTAAATGAGAATGTGGTGATACCAGACGATGTTATCGTGGGGGAGAGCGTCGTGTACGTTTCGGTATAGTCAGTGGCGTACTTCACAACCACAGTCTCGGTTGACGAAGCGTCCTCGACTTCAACCTTTAACTTCAATGCCAGCTTATCCACCTCTGACTGTCCTGCATTGAACCACGGGGTTTCATGTATCCCACTGGCAGCATACTCGAAACTAGAAATGCGGCTGGGGTTTATGATATCCACTGGCAACTTCATATAGTAAACGTAGTCGTTGAACCCAAACCACAAGCGATAATTTTCATTCACCGTGCTGTATGCATTGCTGACATGCATAGCATCGATTTTTCTCCCCTGCGTACCTGCAACCCACTTGGCCTGCCAGCCCTGCTCGTTGTATGCAAGGATGCTGGAATAGCCTACCGAAGGCTCTATTACCGGTGACCCACCGTGACTCGTATTCCACTGGTAGGGGACATCGTTAGTCCCAGTAGCTTCAGGGGCGGTTGTCGCATCTACTCCCACGAGAAGCTCGTTGTGTGTACCCTCGGTCATCATAATAGTTCCACGATTATCTTCTGGAAGACCATCATTGCGGTCAGGCCCTACTACCGTGACGACTGCTTGGTTCGCGCCATTGACATACCTGTACATCCCAAGGCCCGAAGGGAAATATATGCTATCTCGCCACCGCTTACTGCCCTTGCCACCATGCGGGTGAAACGGGAACTCTACCTCGGTCTTAACAAACCGGGCATTCGAGGCATCATGCGCCCAGAGTCCTTCTCTGGTGGATGCATAGATAATTGGTTCACCGCCAGCGTCACGGGCCACAAATAATGCGGTCACATAGTCATCAGGTAAGGGGAGCTTGGCGTCTACAATCTCGGTTCCGGGGGTGATGGCATACCACAACTGCCCGGTATTGCTGATTCCCCAGAGCCTGTCATCCCAAGTAGTTAGGTACTCGGTGTCGGTTGCATCGTTAGTCCATGCAGCATTGGAAGATGAATAATAACTGGGCTGGGTGCTGTAACTATACCCACTACCATTCTCGTCATGGTGTGCGAGAACGAGGTAATCAGTCGTGCCCTTGGTAAATACCACGCTGTCAGTTACCTGATCTGGCACCCCGAAAGTATCGGAACCATTTTCACCGATGTAATCATCCTCGTTACGCCCATCCCACCAGTAGTTCAAGGTGTTGTTGTAGACGTACATCTTGGGGTTCTCGCCAGAATTACCGTTCCATACCGCATATATCCGGTCATTGAAATCTATGATCGTGGCAACCCCTGCACCTGTACCGTTGGTGGCTAGGCCGTGGCCTATTGTGTCAGTCTGGTTGGCGTAATTACCCAGAACCAGATGGTTCTTGTAGCGGAGTTGAAGGGTTGACCACCATGCCCTGTTGATGTCCCTGCCCTCTTCCATCCTATCGATGCCAATACCACCACGCCAGTCATTCCATGCGACGATAGATGTGCGTATCTGGCTATCCTTGGATGTATCGCCAATGACTACCTTGGATGGGTAGATGCTGGCAAGGGTAGACTGAACGGGCCTTGTTATCGGGTAATAAACCCCGTTCAGGCTGATCTCGTTTGTTGTCTCGACCTTGGCAGCCACAATCAGGCTACCTGCCTAATATTAGTAAGCATCGGGAATGACCGCTGCGCCCTTGCAGCCTGCGCCATCCAGAAACCAGCCCTGTTATCTAGATCATCCGGGTCAGTCTGGGGGCCACCGGCCTGAGAAGCGAATGCAAGGGCCGTAGCCTTGGCAATTATGTAAGCCTCGTCTACCTCTGATGTGTCCGAGTCAGCCGTCAAGAGGGCAGGCTTATCACCACCTACGATCTTCAACAGATTATATCTGGCTACGCCATGAGCATAGTTATCCAGCACGAGATCAGAGGATTCCTTGTCTATATGCCAGAGATTGCGAGGCATCTTCTCCCACTGTGCAGTGTCATTCGCAACCACACTTATATCGTCGAGCCATACGGTACATGCACCGAGGTCTGCATCCATCTCTAGGCCCACTGAAACTATCGCCGTGTCACTCTGCGGGTTAGACAGGGCTACCCTTACGAATGTCCATGTATTTGCGGTCAATGCCGGTATGTCCAAGCTCTCAAGATCGTTCCCGTCTGCCGTGACAGTACCGTTATCGAGGTGCAACTTGAGGTTACCTGCCGATGTAGCAGCCGTAGACCTCACCCAGAACTCCGCATAGTCATATCCCGATATATCTACCGATGTAATTGAGTCAGTGGCCTTGTCACCAGCCGAGGCACCAGCAGCTATCACGAACTTATTGGACTGGGTACCCTGCTTTCGTTGCTTGGTATCGAGACTGACAGTGATATCGGAATCAACCGACTCGTCGAAGGCTACAGCACATGCGTGTAGACGCTTGAAATCCACCGCAGAGCGATAATATACATCTTGCACCATCGATAGCCCTGATGGGATATCTAATCGCTGTGTGGCCCCGTCAGTGTGCAGGTCTAATTTCTCTACCGGATCATAGAAATG